TCTACAATATTAAATGCTCCTTTGTAAATTCTTGCTTCAGTGTTATCTGAATGAGATGTTGCAGAAGATCCAACAAATCCTCTATCAACTTCAACAAGATTAATACTTCCACTGTTAGTAATTGGACCAATATTTGTAGTCCCAAGTCCAACATTAACTATACCCATGAACTCATCATCAACATACAATATGTCTTTTATATTGATTGTTGAAATTCCACTTAAAGAAACAAAGGTGGTGCTAACTCCTAATACACCTCCAATATTTCCCGATAAACTGTGTGCTATTCCGGTATATGCAATTGGAGATTGAACTAATTCATCAACGGTAATAATACACTTGGAATTTTTCTTCTTCATAGTGAATCTATGAGCATTTCCTTCTCCCAAGGAAGTAAATGTCGTTCCAATTCCACTTATAGCATTTGAGGTTGTTATTGCAACTTTAAAAGTATTTTCGGTAAGTTTAATAGCATATACTGAAGTTGGTAAAACATCAGTAGCGCTTGTCATCATAGCACTGGTTCCAACACCAACGATTGTGGAGTTTGGAGTATAAATCAACTCTTCACCAGTGTAGAAGAAGTGATCTTTAATGGTGAATATTCCAGTGGTTGCAGCTAAAGATACTGAATTTGGATTAAATTGTTTTGAGAAGATTGGTGTATTATTTGCAGTCAGTTTGAAGTTTGTTCTATTAATTCTTTCACCGTTAATTGAATTATAGAATTTTTCATCAATACTTTCAGTAACAGATCCATATGTTAAATCCTGATAATCATTAAGAACATCTGTTCCGGTGTATAATGACTTACTGAAGATTTCAATATCAGTTTGTTGAGTCTGATCATCTGGATAGAACTTTAATATTAAATTACTACCAGAAATTTCTCCATCAAATGTTCCAATACCAGATGCAGTATCAGAAGTGCTAGTAGTGCCTACAGAAAGGAAAGGTAACTGTTGAGTGTAAACATCAGTTCCATCAGATAACAACATGACTTGATGAAGTGCCTTAGTAGAACCTGCACTTACTTGTACAACAGATTTAGAGGCATTAAACAATGCTCTATCTAAAGTATGAATAGTCGTAGATGCTATACCCACCATAGATTGGAAGTTGGATTCATAAATAGCACTTCTTTCCTGTCCATCCGATTGTTCGGGGGATTTAAATCTAAATGTACCTATTCCTGATGTTGTTGTTCCAAATCCAACAATATTAGTTCTTATATTAAGTGAATTGGAAGAAGTATTTTCATGTACTAATGATAAAACTCCACTACCTAGATCAGTGCAAGTGAATAAACCTATCTGATCTCCTGTTGAAGAACTTAAATCATTATCAATATAATATTCGGACATATATGTATTTGTCCCATCATGTGTGATATACAATCTCACATAATTCATATCATCATTACTAGTATTTCTTACCTGTGCGTTAACATAAAGAGATTCAAAATTACTAGAATTTAGTGAAATAATCGTAGTTGTTCCTACACCAACAGAAGTATTTTCTATATTTACAGATCCAGTCAAATCCACAAATCCAACAGCAGTTGTTCCTACTCCAGCAGCATTTGAATTGAAAATTTGTTTAATTAACTTAATATCATAATCTGTATCAAATGCGTCAACCGGATTAAATCTCAAGAAAGTTTCGTCAAATTCGTTCTCTGCTAAATCAAATGTTCCGTATGCAGAATCTGAATTTTGCAAAGACTCATTTTCAACAATAACAGTTTCTTTTCCATCACTCAATATAGTTACGTCAGTTAATTGAATCTCACTACCATCTGCACTGACAATTCTAAACAAATAATTATGATATGATGCATCATCAACTTCTTGTATCGATAAAAATTGAGTGCTTTCATCTTCAAAATTTGAGAACTGATTACTTATGTTATCAATATCCAATACATTGAGATTTTTCAAATCGGTATAATTGGTTAATCTCTTATTTTGGAATCTCAAAAACTTTGATTTTTCATCAACAACTTCACTATCAATAACATTGTCAAAATTATTAATAGTATCTACTCTCTTTTGGTCAATTACATCATAAACAACAGTAAATCCATCACTAGACTTTGCTAATCCTACATTAACAGATTTGGATACTTGAATATCTGCAAAGTTCTTTAATCCACTAGTATGAACTAAGTTTTCTACAGGAGATTGTTGATCCTTGTACGTTACTGAACTTTTTATAGAATATGATAAATTCTGATAATAATCATTATCTGCAGTGACTTGATAGTCCTCACTTAATTTTCCAGTTTCAGTATCCCATCCAATATCTTGTAAATTAGAATAATTTACATTAAAGATTGCTTCGTTGTCAGTTAATTTTTCTATTGTAGCAACATTACCAGACTCAGTTCCAGTAATAATTTCTCCAACGGACAATTCATACAATCCAGAAACTTTTAATTTATTTCCTTCACTTTCTACAATTGTTAAATCTATGTTCTGATTATTTGAAGATAAAGTTTCTCCAACTAAGAATGTGGATTGTTTTTGAATCAATTTAAAGGATGGATAATCACTTTCGTTAATTAAAATACCACTAAAATCCTGAACTGTTTTTGCAATACCAGTGTTTGTAGTTAATCCAGATATATCAAATGTTACTTTATTGTTGATGGAAGAACTATTATCATAGTTGCTTACCTTAAACAATTTAAATCCATAATCCTCAGAGTTAAATCCATCACCAACACTATTACTAAGTTTTTGAATTCCTTCAACATATACAAGATCACCAACTGCAAATGGTTCAACTGTAAAGGATCCAGTGCTTGGTGTCGATATAGAACATGTGAATATACCACTATTTGAAGATGCTACGTCAACAACAGCGACTCCATTTGTATTATTAGTGGTAAAGATTTCTACTCCACTATCGGATAATCCTTTTGGAGAAATTTCAATGTCTACAGATGAAATCGAAGATCCAGATAAAATTGGTTTTAACAAACCAGAGTTGATAATATTTCTTGTATCTGAATCAACAATAGTTAATATTGGAGTATCGTTATATCCACTTCCACCATTTAAAATTGTCAGAGTGTCTATGGTATTAGAATTTTTTAATACTATGTTTGGAGATACACTAACTTTAGGTCTTAATGTTTTATCGGAAGAGTAAGTAAATCTATTATTTAAAATTCTTTTTTGTTTTATTGAACCAATCGCAGTTGATTCTACGTTAACAATCAAATCAGAACCAGAAACCGAGTTTGTAGATTTTAAAGTTGGTAATTTCTTATATTCAGATCCAAAGGATAAAACATTTAATGATTTAACAGATCCAGTTGTGGAAATTGATGTTGTAGAATATTCCAGAGTATCACACTCAGTAGAAATATAAGAAGATCTCTCGGGTTTTTTATTAATATTTAAATTAAAAGTTGTTGTTCCTACACCAATTATGCTATAAGTATTATTATAAACACTGGCATTGTATCGAATACTAGAATTTCTCTTAACATCAGTGTCTGAATTTAATACTACTCCATCTTTTTCCAGATTATAATATAATTCTTCTGGAACTGCAGAACTATATTCTAAAGTTAGGGTTGCAGTGGTTCCAAGTCCTACAGTACCTACTCCAGACAAACTAAATGAAGTTGTAGATCCTGTAGATACAAATTCATTTTTAAATTGAGAATCTGTATAAAGTTTCAAACTATAATTAACCAAACTTGTATCAGAAAGATCAAATACTAAGTTATTATTCTCTATAACATTCAATCTTGGATTAATCAATGCTATATTTTGATTAGAACCTCCTGTTGAAGCAAAACTTACGACAGATGGAGGAATTTGTTGCGAATCAAAGAAAGTTTCACACAATTTAATTTTATTTTTATTAACTCTATAGATGAAATATTCATCTTCACTTAAAGGACCATTTTCATAAAAAACTTTATCACCAGTTTTTAATTCATGATCAGTGATAGTAATTTCATTGGTTGTTGAATTAATTCCTGTGGAATTGAATCCGATTGGATTTATGATAATATTATCAATTTTAGAATTATAAATTACACTAACTGTGGTGGAGGTTCCAATACCAACAGAGAGATTGGGTTTTACCTCTAAAGTAATACTATCACCATTTTGAAGTCCATGCGACGTAGAAACAGAAACAGTTACTACATTCTTTTCAATATCACCAGTTATTTGCGTAAAGTTGGATCTCAGTGAATATTCATCATTATCTACACCATTAGTGTGGAAAAATAACTCTGCACCATTAATTGAGGTCTTCAATCCAATAAGATTTGGATTTTTATTGACAACAAATAGATTTGATGGGATATTACTTTGAGTTTGACCATCAGTAGATATTGACAGTGTTGTTCCGTTAGCAGTATAAATGACTGATTGATTTGTTTTGAATGGGTGGTTTTCAATATGAATACCTTTTGTTGGAATATCTCTAGTTACAGAAATATCTCCAAAGACAAAGGACGTTGAATATCCAACACCACTTGATGTTCCTACTCCAACAGATTCATGAGGATTGAAGAAAATAGTATTGTTTACCGCAGATTCAAACTTATCTACAGATTTAGAAATAGTAAATGAATCTGGTAAGAAGGATACTGAAGTTCCCTCACTATGAGATACTCCCGCCAATCCTCTCTTAACTCTTAAAATATTTTCATTTCGGTATATATCAAGAATTTTTAATGTTTCTGTTCCAACTGAAATACTACTACCAATTGAAACTTCTTCTGGAACTGGTGCAACATATATTTCTGTTGTAAATCCAGCAGATGCTGCACTTGTTATTGTTGAGAGGCATCTTCCATTTATATAAGATGGAACATTAATTTGATGTATTCCATTTAAAGATGTTAGATTAGTAGAAAATCCTGATATTGTAATAAAATCTAAATTTGAAAAATCATGTTTAGGCAGTATCGAAATTTTTACTTTTTGAGGAGATTCCCATGAGAATAAAGAATTTAAATTGGTGGTTGTATTTGTAACAATATTTGTAATATCTCTACCTTTTATAGATTTTACCTCAACATTTAATCCACTACCCGAAGTGCCAGTTTCATCAAATATTAGTTTATCTCCAACTTTAAAATTATTACCTCCATTCTGAATCTCTACAGATTCCACCGCACCAGAATTTACAGATAAAACTTCTATCTTTTGATCCAAAATATCACTGGTTTCGTTGATAAAATCATAATCTACATCTTTTTCTGATACTTTGTATGGTAAAGTATTTCTCAATAAATCGGAATTATTGAAATCGAAAGATTGATCTAAGTTAGAATCGGAAATTAATTTTGATCTATACTTATTACCTATAAAATATGGAAATTCATCTATTGTTGCATGATAAGCATACACACCATTTGGATACTCATCGTTTATTTCATATCTTCCATTATATTCATCTAAATCTCCACTTCCATCAAATTTATAATCTTCAACAAAGAACCCATTACTAAATCCAGAGGGTCTATTTGCAACATTTGAAATATCAAGAGTATATCCAGATTGTAATGTTTTCACTCCCGAGAATATATCTTTTGGATTCGAATATCCGGTTGGACCGTAAATTGGATTTCCGTCATACGCCCACCCTATAATTCCTGATAGAGTTCCATCTTCTAAGAAAGCATCTCTTAATACTGAAAAATATTTTAATGTTGTGTATTGAATTTTATCCTTACCAGTAGATAAAAGTTCTCCAGTGGAATATCTTTGGTTATTATCAACTGTTAATTTTCTTATTTGTGGATCAAAAATAACATCTTTTCCTGAAGAAATAACTTCAATCTTCGTATCTGTAGAAGAATATCCAATACCAGAATTAATAACTTTAACTTCTGATATTTGTCCGGAAGCATTGACTACTGCCCTCAATTCTGCTCCAGTTCCAGAACCAGTAACAACTAAATCTGGAACAGAATAATACTCTGTTCCTTCATAACTGATGGTAACACTATTAATTGTACCTCCAACAACAACTGGACTCAATTTAGCAAGTTTACCATTCTCTATGATTACTGTTGGTTTCTTTTCATAATTTAAAACTGTTGATCCATATCCTGTTCCTGGTTGATAAACATATGCATCTATAATTTCACCTTTTACAACAGGAGTTGTTACTAAATTTTCAAGTACTTGTGTAGTTGATCCAATTCCAGCAGTAACATATTTGATTGAGACAGAGATATCGGGGTATTTGAAATATTGTTCTCCAGATCCGGTACTATTAAATTTTTCATAATTTTCTTGCTCATAATTTGAAACTATGGTTCCTCCAACACCAGCATTACATAATCTGAATGCATTATCGTCAATCTTTAAAACATAGAATTGATTTGCTGTTGAAATACCAGAAATTTGAGTAGTTTCAAAATCATACTCTACAATTTCACCACTATTAAATCCATGATTATTAAAGTTAACTGTGTGTTTTGTTGTAGATATTCCAGTAGGATTGACAATTAATTTTCTGTTTGTATATCCATCTCCACTATTAATAATTTTGATACTATCAACTTGCCTTTTGGTGGAAAGAGTTGAGAATTTATGACTACCCTTAGATCCCGTAAAAATTCCAACAGGATTATTTTTTGATTCAAACTCATTTAAATTGAAATATAATTTTATTACTTTGCTATTGCTAACTTCAACAAAATATGAAGAGTTGTCAGGCATCAATGAATTATTTCCTGCCGTACCGATAGCTATAGCAGTATTTCCTAAAGAATTGTAAATTATCTGTTCACCATTGACAAAATTGTGGTCTGTTAAAAATGCAATTTGATTGGTAGTTTCATTGACTCCACCACCAATGGAAGATAAATCTGCATTAAATAAAACTTCTCTAGATCTGGAAACTAATACTGGTTCAAGAACAGCACCACTTCCATTTCCACCAGAGATATCAACGGAGGTAATTTTATCAATATTATAATCTTGAGAATCTACATATACTTTTTCAAATTTTCCACTAATAACTGGTTGAATCTTTGCAGTAGTGCCAGCACCGGGGGAAACTCTGACAATTGGTAAATTGATTACATCATAATTTGTTCCACCAAATAAAATATTTACATCTTCAATTGGTCCAAAGTAAACATTATCTTTAGACTTGTAATTACTGATTTCTACTCCATTTATTAACATTCCTGTGGTTCCAGGAATAGTCAATTCTCCAGAACCTCCTTCAATGTTTTTTTCTAATGGAAATTTTCTAAAAAGTTTTTGTATTCCAAGTTCAGAGTCTTTTTGAGAATTTAAAATAAATTTGTGAGATCCTATATTATCACCGGTAGATGTGCTTGGTATTCCAAATGTTAAATTACTTCCAGATTCTACTAATGATATTGAACCATATAATTTAAATTCATTACTTGATACTTTCTTTACAAAATATGTTCCTGTTGTTAGACCAATTAAAGTTTCTCCTTGAGAAGAGTAGAATATTTGATCTCCCGTTACAAATGGAACTTGAGTTCCACCTAAAGAAACAATATTAAATCTATCATTTACTTCATCCTTAAGATTGGTAGTGCTAGCAATACTGACAGATTTGATATTAGAATCGATGCTAAAATTGTATTGAAAACTAGTGATTCCACTTTTTGTGCTCGATGGTAGTGAGTTTGAAGCTACGTATCCAAACTCATCTTCTTCAAAATAAACATTCGAAACATCCGACAATAGAGTTTTGTTTGTAAACCCTGCTCCAGATTGATTAACTGTATTTACTTTTCTTCTTACATCATATTCTTTACCTGCTTCCAAAGTTGGATTATTTTCCAATTGTAAGGTATTCTGTGAAGTATTAACATTTTCAATACTAATCAAACCTGATCCAGGTACTACAACTTCACTATCTCTTTCTAATATTTCAACCTCATCTCCTATTTTTAAACTAGATCTATCAATCGAAGATCCTAGTTTAATAGTGCTGTTATTTGTAATTTTATGTCTGGTGCTTGTATTGTATATAAAAGAATTTGCAAAAATTTCTTTCCAATTTGAATTATTATTCTTTACCTTATCTCCAAGGTTTTTAATTTGAATTATATCTCCCTCAGAGGTTTTGAAATTTTCACTTTGTTCCTTTACAGTGTTAATTACTCCCAAGAGTAATAATTCAACCTTTTTAGAGGTATCTCCGTTTTCATAAGAGAAGTATATATCACTCGATCTAATATTTGATGTTTTAGATATATCAGCACTAATACCAGTGCATCCAAAAAATTGATTAATGCTTTTTCCAGTATAAGTGATAGTGTTAGATCCAGAGATCAAAGTTCCTGACTCTGGGAAACTAACAGTAGAATCCACAGTTAAAATAGAATCTCCTGCCGATACACTCTCAATTAATTTCGTATTTGGTGTAATTATAAAATTACCTTCAACAGAAGAATTTCCGTTATTACCTATGTAAAATTGAATTTTGTAAAAAGTTTTTCCCTTTCTTGTAAAAGGTTCTAATGCAGAAATTGAGGCAAACGTGTTTTCATCATTGCTCTTTGTGAGAGTTTGTCCTACAATTTTTGTAATATCTCCAGAAATTACTTCTGCAACTACAACCTCTCTTCTTACATAATTTGCAGACGATGGTTTGATCAGATAATCCTCCAAATTTATAATAGAAGGAGTTTCTCCAAAAATAACTTTAAATAAGATTTTTATAGATTCATCTGTTCCTTTAGACGAATAAAAATCTTTTGCTCTTTTTATAAAATTGCCTGCATTAATACTCTTTGCAAAGGAGATATTTTCCAGTCCGGGAGTAAAAGTAGATTTTAATTTTTTATAAAATTCTTTTAAGAATAACGAACTTAAATTTTGTATAGTTACATCACTACTATGAGATGCTGCAGTTGATGTAGAAAATACCAACTCTTGATTGTTTAAATCTTGATGATAATCAGTAACTCCACTAAATCCGCGTACACAACCAGTAAAACTGTTTGTGGTTATTCCAGTATAGGTAATAATTTCATCATTAATTTTTAACAGACCATATTGATTTGGAAATCCCTTAGTGCTAGAAACATTGATTTTGGTGTCAGTAGATGTTATATCACCATTTAATGTAGCACTATCAACAATAACTTCTGGTTTTAAATTATCAATTCTTAAATATTCGTCTAAATTATCACTAAGATCAATGGGACCACCTTGATATTCTTGTGAAATATAATATTGCTTTAAAAAATCAGATGCTTTTGGACTTTCATCCAAAATAAATTCTGGTAATTGACTGGAAATTATGTCCTGAATCTTGACTTTTGATTCAATTCCTGTTTGTATCATGCTACTTTCTTATTAAATTTCCGTTTGAATAACTTGAATTGTAGAAATCGTTAACAAATCTGGTCCCAGATATTTCATCACCAGAAGCAATCACGTCCCTTACCATATTTATTGTACTTTTTGGAATGTTTAATGAGACATACAAATCTCTGAGTCCAACAACATCATTGGATTCTGGGAATGCTTGAATCTCTATAATATTATTTGAAGATGTGGTTTCTGTGATGTTTATAGGGAAAAGAATAATTTCTCCCTTTTCATAATCAACTGTTCCTGCCTGTCTTATTACAACAACATTATTTTCGGAGTCAAGTTTAATTAAAGAAATAAAACCATCTTTTGCAATTTTCTCACTTGGTAAATCGGGCAAAAGATTAGGTGTATCTGTTAAGTATACTGTAGAACTTTCTCCAAAAATTTTAAATCCCGTGGATTTGATATTAAATCCCTGAGATTTTACGTGAAAACGGTTTCCATAACACAATTCATATTGAGCGAGAGTATTTAATGATGCTTTCAAATCTCTACGAATAATAATCTTTGTTATATTTGATGTTATAGCAGTATCAGTGTTGTCAATAACTTGTTGCACTTTACTATATCTCAGTCTTCCTCCAAACTTATTAAGATCTAAAGATTTTGAATATTTTGTTAGAGAATTTAAAACAGATGTTTTTAAATTTTCTTCTGATGATGATTGGGAATAATTATAATAAACAGAACTATCCAGTTCAACATAAAGAATTTTAAGATCTGTTATTTTTTGATTTATTCCAGAAACTGCGTATTGTTTTAGATCTGACGCGATTCTGGTTTTATCAAAATCAGAAACAAAACTACCATTCTTTGGTTTGATGCTGATTTGTACAGTGCCAAATTGAGGAGGATCTAGTTGTTCACCTCCGACAACAGAAACAGATTCTGTGTTTGGATAAATTTCTTTAATAATTGCTTCATAGTCTCTCGATGTGACTGCCCTATATTGTGAAGAATATAGTTTCGGAGCAAAATATTTAACAGAATCTACAGGTTCAATATCTCCACCATTAGAAGAAGTTTGATCTGTAGTAATCGTAACCGTCCCTGGATCGATTATTGTTTCGTTGGAACTTTCTAAAGTTCCTGAAAAGGAAAAACTAGAAGCACCATTACCATCTCTTCCATCGGTTATAATGTAATTTGCGGTAATATATGTTCCATCATTATCCTCACCTAATTTTTTTCCAATAAGACCATCACCAAATCTCAATTCATATTTTTCATCTTGAATCTCACTAACAAAAAACACCCTAGAATTTTTATCAATATTAAAAATATTTTTACTGAGAGTATATTCTATACCTCTAGTGTTCTGATCCTTACCAATATAAACTTTTAACTTAGAGGTATCAATAAAAGAATTATTTAAAATAAATCTTTGATCTAAAGAACCATCATATAAAAACTGTTTAGTTAAGTATATTCCCTGACATACGTCAATATTATTGAATGAAGCGGTCCCACTTACAAAATTTCCACCACTATCAAATTTACGAACTGTATTTGCCGTTATATCCTCTATTGCAGAGAAAGTAAATGTGGTGTCATTAGCAGTCCCTACACACACTATACCTGCCTTCAGAGTGAGTGTAGGAGTATCTACGGTAGTTGTTACGTCAAAGGATATTTGTGCCGTTGCAGCAGTTCTAGAACGTGGTGTATAACCAATATTTCCGGCAAGA